ACGGCGGCGCTGTCGCTTCCGATGAGCCGACAGAAACGATAGCCGATGGAACGGTAGTCGTGTAAACGAAATCGCGCGTCCCAGCGGCCCATAGGCCGCGGGGGCGCGAAAATCGAAATCGGGCCGCCTTTGGCGGCCACCCTCTCCTCGCGTAAGCGAGGAGAAACAGGTACTGCAAGTTCATTCCCGTCGTGGTGGGTAGTGCGAACAACGGTTCCAATGTCGGTTCGTCGTGCTTGAACTCGAACAACGATGTGTCGAATTCGAACCCGAACAACGGCGGCGCTGTAACATCCTTAGTAGAATTGTAGCAACACAGATAAAGATATTGCCACGAGTTGGCACCAAACTTTCTTGGCGGTTGTGTAACCGCCGACCCTTGCAGATACCTTACTCATTTAGTAAAACATGCTACACAAGCGGTTCATTAGTAACAGATAGGAGCAGTTGTAAGCACAGCATGAAAGTGACCCGTGGAGAAAGGAAGCGAAGAGCTTTTACTTTTCCAAAGATGTAAGGATAAATAAACAAAATACACAAAAAAATAATATGAAAAGAACCATCATTCCATTTGAGCGCGTCGCTGGATTCTATCCTCTGTACAATGCGTGGATCAAGGTGTCGCGCGGCAATGGGAAAGACAAGCGCAAGGATGTCATCGCCTATAGCGAGCACGTAGACGACAATCTGCGCGACCTGTCTTCAAGACTGATGAACGGCACTTGGCGGCCTGACAAAGGGCGCACGTTCATGCTGTTCACCGAGGGCAAATGGCGTAAGATACACGTCGTGAATGTGGAGACTCGGATTGTCTACCAGTCGCTCGTAGATGTTTTCCAGTTCCAGAAACTGTTCACGAACCGGACATTTGGCTCGATCAAGAAGCGAGGAACGCTGAAAGCGAATAAGCAGGTACGCCGGGATCTATACCGGCATCCTGAACTGGATTATGTCGTCAAGACCGACTTTCACCACTACTATCAGAACATCATTAAATCAAAGCTGATGGACAAGGTGAGACGGAAATACAAAGGCAGTGCGGCCATCCGCTTGCTCGAACTTTGCCTTGATGCTTATCTACCCGGTTCGTTGCGGGGCATCAGCATCGGGGCTGTGACAAGTCAAGGATTGGGCAATCTCTACCTCGATGAGTTTGACCGATACATCATGTCTGAACTTCACTGCGGCTGTATGGCTCGCAATGTTGATGACACGACGATTCTGTGCCGACATGAAGACGGGGCGCGGATCATCGAGAGCTAAAGCGCAAGGCCGCTGAGCTTGGCCTGACCTACAGCAAGATGGAGTTCTTCCCAGTGGACGCACGCCGTATAGACTTTTGTGGCTGGGCCGTCAATCGAGATGGTGCCCGTGTGCGGAAGTCCACTGTGACAAGATACCGGAAGCGGCTGAACAAGATGCAACGCTATCCGGAACGCATTAACAGAACGATGAGTATCGTGGGAAGCTACGAAGGCATACTCAAACACGGAAACGCATATAATTTAACACTTAAAATACATAAAGATTATGATCAAGTTTTTAGTCGAATCTACAGATACTCCGCACGTAAAAGGAGTAGTGAGTGCGCACATGCCGTTGCCTGAACCCGGCGTTGACGAATACCGCCGCTATTGGAACGAGCATGAGGTCACACAGACAAGCTATTCGCCCACAGAGTCGGGCGATATGGAACGAGAGACGATCACCGTACTTACTGCCTCTTATGTGTCAGTACAGTGCGACCATGAGCCGACAGAAGAGGAGTGGACAGCGTGCCTACAGGCCGAAGGTTATACAGACGATAAAATTAAAGAGATCTTCGGAAATGCCTAAGTTTGGAACACTCGGTATCACTCCGGGGCATGGATTTAACGGCAGCTACGTGGATGTCAAAGTGCTTATCGAGCATCGCGTAGCGCTGACGATTGAGAAATACGAGCTGCGCCCGTCCTGTATGCAGGGCGGCCAGCTCTGTATGTTGCAAGTAAGTGTTAGTGGCCGCCCACTGATGACGTGGTGCGGCAGCATGAAGCTCATCGACATCTTCCAGCAATGCGACGCGCTCGAAAAGGAAGGGCAGGTGTGCTGGCCGATTGAGGATTGTGTCATCGTAAGAGGTGACGACGGCGGGTATTTCCTGCAAGACGCTGAAGACAGCTGCCTGCGACCCACGGCCTTGCAGGTCGACGAGCTGATAGACCAGAGCCGACGGAGAGGAAGCTGGAGACGGTGAGAGCAAGGCTGGCCGCTGCTTAACAGCGGCTAACTGAACGGAAACAGATAAAATAACAAAAAATAAATTAAAGATAAATGGAAAGCAACATACTTAATTTGCCAAACAATGGGCTACAGATGGGGACAAGGGCGGCTGGGGTGACAATCTTTTACTCGGAGATTACCCAGATGATCATCGACAGCCGATGGATATTGATTGCCATCGTGCTGTGCTGCGCGCTTGATTTTCGCCTCGGCACGAAGGAGAGCGCAAAGCGCAAGGAGGCGGCTGACAAGGAGGGAAACAAGATGCTCGGTGACCTCTACAAGTTCCATAGGTCACGGGCTGTCAGGCGCACGATGAACAAGTTCGTTGACTACGTGCTGCTGATGATGGTCTTCGAGGCCATCGGTGCGGCGTTCCTCCCTTACGTGGGCGTGCCATATATCTACGGGGCTTGGGTCGGAGGGCTTATCGCTTGCGGCTGCGAGCTGAGCAGTGCCGGCGGGCATTTCCTCTTCAACCACGGGGTGAAGGTTGAGCGGAAGAACGCCAAGGGATATATCCTTGCTTTTGCCAAGGCACTGGCTGTAGCCTTTGCCCGTCAGAAAGGTGGAGAGCAGGTGGGCGAGGCCGTGGAGGAGGCATTTGAGGAGGCAGAGAGAGACTCGGAAAACGAAGAAGTGAACAAACAAAACATAAGAAAGATAAGACAGAATTAAGCACATGAAAGCACAAGAACTGAAGGATATGATCAAAGTAGCGCCGTGGGAGAAGATATTCGACTTCGTGAGGATAATGAACGGCAAGGCGGATGAGTACGGGTTCAAGCCCCCATACGCCTACCAGAAGGTACAGTATCTCAGACGGCTACGCTACTTTTGCGCACAAGTGGCGCACGAAAGCTGCGGGCTGCTCTACACCAAGGAGCTGGCGAGCGGCAAGGCCTACGAGGGACGGACGGACTTAGGGAATACCCAAAAAGGCGACGGCCAACGGTACAAGGGGCGTGGGTATATCCAGATAACCGGCAGAGCAAACTATGCGGCTCTGGCAAAGGATCTCAAGATAGACTGCGTGAACCATCCCGAACTGTTGGAGCAGCCGAGGTATGCGTTGCTCTCGGCACTTTGGTTCTGGAAGAAGAGAGGTCTCAACAAGTATGCTGACCGTGACGCTTTCACGGAACTTACGAAGCGGATCAACGGGGGCACGAACGGGATGGCCGACCGCCTCGAATGGCTGCGGAAGGCGAACAAGTATATCAACACGTTGTAACGGTAAGGAGGCATGGGAAATGGAAGAGTATATTCACAGACGGTGGTTTATCTTTGGAGTTGTCTGCACTGGCTTGACTGGGCTGTTGTGTGGCTTGCTTATCGGGTTTGGCTATGGATACACAAGGGGCAAGGATGCTTTCGTCTCAGGGTCGGCCGTAAGGGTTGACACTGTGAGGGACACGGTACGCATCATGGAGCCAAGGGCGGCGGACAGCGCCACGACTGGGGTGATAAGGATGCCCTTGGTGCTTCCTATGGAGCCGGATATACCTAAGGCCGAGATAGAGGTCTTTGAGCCGGACAGCCTTGACAAGGCCTTGCATGGCGACGGCACTGCAGAACAGCGCCCTACCGAACCCAGCGGAAAGAGGAACGGTGGAGATAACGGTGGTGCTGGCTCTGAGGCTCAGAAACGGGGCAAAATCGCACGGAAGGATACGGCATGGATAACTGTCCCACGGACGCAAAAAAGATACGAGGATTCCACCTATACGGCTTGGGTGAGCGGATATGAGCCAAGGCTGGACTCGATACACGTGTACAGGCATACGGTGACAAGGACGGTGGTTGCTCCTGAGACCGCCCTAAAGGGCGGCACACGGGGCTGGCTGCATGAACACTTTGGGGCAGGCATCGTAGGAGGTGCCGGGTATGGACTGACTACCAAACGGACGGACGTGTTCGTCGGGGTCGGCGGTTGGATAAGGATATTTTAGACGATAGATATTTGATGTTTTGCATGTTATTTTATGTTTAGAGTTATTGTTCCATAAGTTAATGATTTGTTTTTACGATTAAAAGAACAGCCTTAGTGAAGGCAAGGAGCGGCATCTGTGCGGGAGCATGTGTGCCGTTTTTGTTTGGTTTACCTTTGGCCGCAAAACCACTGCTTATTAGATAGATAGTAGGCAGCATGATACAGATGGAAGTTAACGAGGATGTGATCCTCAAGCAGAAGAAAGCCTTGGAGGATGCCCTGGCGAGCAACCCCAAGACCGCCACGAAGCTCCGAAAGATGATCCGGGAGGTTATTTTGGAAGAGCGCAAGAAACTCGTGAGCAGTGCCGAGGGCGCGGCTCGGATGAAGAGCGACCCACGCGGGGCAGCTCAGAGTGTGCGCACGTCGGTCTATAAGCGCGTGCTCGGTGCCAACATCAACATCTATAGCAGTCGTCGCTCCGGCCGTCCCTCTGCCTATCAGCCGGAGCGTCACCCGTCAAAGGTAGGTGGCAACCGTCGGCCGGTGAGCTACAACACGCAACGCATTAACAGTTACGGGCCGCATGATCGTGGGTTTATCCTTCGCTTCCTCAACACGGGCACCGTGAAGCGTCAGACACGCTACGGCAACCGGGGAGCGATCACCGCCCGCAACTGGTTCGAGCGTACCGCCGAGCCGCTCATGGAGCAGGCGGTGGAGAAGTTGAGCGAGATGATTGACCAAGAATTGGATAAGAAATAACAAGATATGGCTGATAATATATTAAGACTTAAGGTAGACTCTACCGAATACGACAACAAGCTCAAGCGAGCCAGCGATGCCCTCACCCGTTATGCCGAGGGTGCGCGCAAGTGCGGCGGTACGTTGGAGGTGGTCGAGAAAGACACCCTCGCCTATACGCGTGCGCTCGGCAACATGGAGACCGTGAGCCGTACCGCCAAGGGTAAGCTGAGCGAGATGGTGAAGGCCTTCACGGATCTGAGCATGCAATATAGGCAGTTGACGGCCGAGGAACAGAACTCACCCTTCGGCCGTGCCCTCGCTCAGTCGCTCGACACCCTCAAGGGTCGCATTAATAGTTACAAGTCGCAGCTCAACGAGGTCGGCCGCTCCATCGGTGAGGTGGAGACGAAGAACATGAACTTCAAGGATGTCCTCGGCATTGTCGGGGATAAACTTGGCGTGAACGGCAACATCATGTCGCTCGTCACCACTGGCCATATCGGCATGGCAGCTGCCATTGGTGCGGGCGTGACGGCGGTCGTAAAGATGACGGAGGCCTTTGCCGAATACAACGAGGAACTGGAGAAAAACGAGAACATCACCACCGTCACCACCGGCTTGAAGGGTCCGGAAGCAGGCGAGATGACCGAGAGTGCCGAGGCATTAGCCAAGGTCTATGGGGTGGACTTCCGGGATGTCATCAATGCTGCCAACACGTTGATGACCCAGTTCGGCAAGACGGGCGAGGATAGTATCCAACTCATCCGTGAGGGTCTGCAAGGCATGATCGAGGGCGACGGGCCAAAGTTGCTGAGCATGATTCAGCAATACGCCCCCGCCTTCCGCGATGCCGGCATCTCTGCCTCGGAGCTCGTGGCCATCATACACAACTCGGAAGGCGGCATCTTTACCGACGCGAACATGAACGCCATCGTGATGGGCATTAAGAACATCCGACTGATGACCACGGCCACCAACGAGGCACTGGCCAAGATAGGGGTCGATGGAGAAGCCATTACGAAGAAGCTCAACGACGGCACGATGACCATCTTCCAGGCGATGCAGCTTGTGCTCACGAAACTGCAAGAGACAAAGGCAGGGAGTCAGGCGGCCGGTGAGGTCATGCTAACCATCTTCGGCCGTCAGGGTGTGAGGGCTGGCCAGAACATTGCCAAGGCCATCAACACCCTCAACCTTAATTTGGAGGAGACCAAGAAACAGACGGGAGAGATTGGTGAGAAAAACGACGAACTCTATACCGCCACGCTGAAACTGAACAAAGCCATCAAGCAGTGCTTCGGCGTTGAGAGTTTCGCATCCTTTAAGAAGTCGATAAAAACGGATGTCATCGAAGTGCTCGCCCGCGTCTTGGAGATGGTCGACAAGATTAAAAAGAAACTGGAAGAGATTGGGGCAAAGGCGAGCAATATCAAATTACCGAAAGAGGGTGGCAGGGACTACAATATCCCACAATGGTGGGGTAACACCGGCCATAATCGTCCCCGTACCTCCAACAATGGTAATGGCGGTGGTAGAAAGCCTGTCAGCCATACCGTGGCCAGACTCGGCAACGGGCAGATTGTTCACGCGGGTGAGACTGTCAACGGCTATTACTATTCGTGGAACTCCCAGCGCGGCCGCATGGTCGCCACACGTGTAAGAAGACAGACAAGCCCAAGGAGGTCAACCACTACCCGCTCTTATAATCCGGGCAGGGGATCCGGTGGCGGCGGCACCACTCACCACACGCCCCGCACCACCCACACCACCACTCCCAAGGTCAGCACGATCAAGCCCGCCACCGAGGAAGAGGAACTGACGAAGAAGATCAGCGCCCTCACCGAGGAATATGTGAAGGCCACCGACGAGCGCAGGGCTGCTATTCGTCAGGAGATCAGTACCGCCCAGACTCGAATTGCTGAGATCAAGAAACTAAAGGACGAGGCGCAAGGCAAATTGAAGATTGAAGTCCCCGTCGATTACTCGAAGCTGACGGAGGCGAACATTACCGCCTATCTCGGCAACCTCAAGAAGCAGATCGATGCCAGCGACATCGGCTCCGCTACCTTCGACAAACTGACCGAGAAGTTGAAGGACGCAACGGCCATCAAGAGCGTGGTGCAGCTCGCCCTGCAAAACGGCATCGACACCACCGAGCTGGACGCTTCCGGCATCTGGTCGAAACTGTTCAGCGAGGACGGCGTGAAAGATGAAGACCTACAGTCTTTCGTCGATGCGGTCAACCGGAAACTCGAAGCCAAAGGACTCGGCACCGTCCATATCAATGCCAAGGGCGACGTGGAGGGAGACGAAGCACCCGCTCCCGAAAAATCAAGCATCGAGAAGTTCTCTTCAGCCTTTGACAATATCAAGGAAGGATGGAACGACATCAGCGGTATTGGTGACGGTATACAGAGCATGACGCAAGCCTTGGAAGGCAACGGAAACGCCTGGGAAAAGTTGTCGGCGGTCGTCAATACCTTTATCCGTATCGGTGAGGGCATCACCGGAATCATCAAGCTCGTCAGCAAGATGGGCCACACTATGAAAACGGCCGGTGAAGCCTCTGCCGCTGCCAGTAAGACCGCCGCTGCCGCCAAGACCTCCGAGGCTGCTGCCAATGCCGGTGCTGCCACTACGGGTGCGGCCGACACCATGGCGAGTGCTACCGCCGGTGCCGCAAAGTTGCCTTTCCCTGCCAGCCTTGCAGCTATTGCAGCTGCCGTGGCGGCTACGGTGGGCATTATTGCCACCATTGCCAGTCTGACGAAAGGTTTCCACCATGGTGGCGTGGTCCATGCTGCCCTCGGTGCGGTGGTGCCCGGTGGCAATTATAGCGGCGACTTGGTGCCTGCTATGCTCAACAGCGGCGAGTTGGTGCTGAACCAAGCTCAGCAAGGCAACCTTGCCTCGCAACTCAACGACGCGGGCACGCTCCGCAACTTGCAACTCACCACCCAGCTCAACGGCGAGGACATTCTGCTCGCTATCGACAACCACGGACGGCGCACCGGAAAGGGTGAGCTCGTAACCTCAAACATCAAGCTATGGTAATAAAATATCAGATAAAATTCATGTCGCTGCCCCATGATGGCAAGGGTGAGTTGCTGACGGTGAACATCTACGACGCAACCGCCACCACGGGCACGCCTGTGCAGCTCACCGGCGCTGCCTCTCCTTTCTCTACTTCGGGCAGTGACGATTCCGATTTCTACACACCCGTCCGCTCGCAAAGCGGTTACATCCGCTTCATCTGCAAGGACGAGTCGGTGATCAGCAACATCATGCCGGAGAAGGCCACCGACCGCCCCGTGACGCTCACCGACGCTTCCGGGGCTGTCCGTTGGGCTGGTTTCCTGAGCGGTGAGCAATACTCCCAGCCGTGGGAACCGACACCCTACAGTTTGCAGCTCCCGGTGAAGGGTTTGCTCAGTACGATGGCGGGCGTGGAGTTTACCCAGGCCGACGGCTTCACGTCGCTGGTCTCTCTGATGAGCACCATCGCTCAGTACCTGCCCTACACGCCGCGTATCATCTACCCCAAGAGCATGGCGATTGACAAGGTACTGGTCAGCAACGACAACTTCCGGGAGTTCCTCTCGAAGGAGGAGCGCAAGGATCAGAACACCGAGAACGTCTATTCCGCCGACAGCATCGAGACGGTCTTTGAAGAGTTCGCCAAATACTTCGGCGTGTCTGCCCATGAATATCATGGCGACATCTACCTCATTGCCCACGATGCCACCGAATATCTCTGCAGCGACGGCTACACGGTGGCACCGGTCACCCATGACCTGCTCGGACTCGGTATCGTGGGAGCAAGCAATAAAAAGAGCTTCGCGAAGTTCTACCGCTACGTGCGCGGGGAGTTTGATACGGGCTCGGAGGATGACAAGGCGAAGACCATCACCGAGTTAAATGATTTTTCGGAGTATATGTCAGGCAGCACGCCTTCTGTTGGCACCGGTCAGTTTGAGCACCCCACCGAGTTTCTTGTTTTTGATGCAGCCGATCCCGTCACGTGCCTGGTACCCAACACGGGTGACTTTTACATCGGTACAATAAGCGATAACGGCTACATGTTCCCAAAGATGCTTTGCGGGCTGCTCTATCGCAATGGCAATTCTTATTACTCCAACGGCGGGCGTGTTGTCGATGTCTATTACAACGAGTCCGGCTCCCATCCTATTGCAGGTTCAAAAAGTAGTGGCGGAACCGATATGTTCCATATT